AGCTAATGATAACGAGGATATTTCTGTTAATGTTTTTATTTCCATGCTTGACGATTTTGAGGTCGCCGCACCAGATGATAAGATTTCCTACTTGAAATTCCGACCTCCGGTTTCAGTACCGGAGAATAATTCTTACTCGGGTTTCATGAAGAAACTCTCGTTGAAGAAGTCGATTCCTGAATCTGGTGTTCCTGAAACTAATGATCTGGATGATCAAGGTGCACCCATCACTGATCCGGAAACGGTTGATGAGATGGCTAAAACGCAAATTGACACTCCTGACACCACTATGGTTTTTATGGGCGAAGTAATACCTTCTTTTCGAACTCTTTTGAAACGTGCTTACCGCGCGGAACTACGGTTAATGGCTGAACCAAATTCAACAGCTGTTTACAAGATTTCTCGTGGATCTTTTCCAACGTACGGTGGTTTTATCACTGGACAAACTCTATCAACTGGTTCGATGGTCACTGCTTTTTCCGACGGTCGCTTTTACAATGCGGCCCTCACCACTCTTCTCAATTACCTTGGTCGCGCTTTTCTTGGATGGCGTGGTTCAACCAGGTGGACGGCAGACACTAGTACTGTGAATTTAACTTCGATTAGGTCTGGAGGAGATGGTGCTGATACGTGGAACAGCACAACTTTCTCACTTGCTCGACGAAATGATTTTTCATTGACACAGAGCATAGCTGAGAGTGGTGGTCCACTCATTACAAATATTCCTCAGATTTTCAATGGAGTTGATCGAGGTCTTGATTGTTATGGGCTTCACTTAGGTAATACCGCAGTTAACCCCATACAGACGGTCGAGGTTCCTTATCTCCAAAATGATCGATTCAAGTACACTTTTGTTGATGACAACTACGAGACGTCTACTAGCGGGCCTGGATGGGATTTTTCCATCATGTTACCCGAAAGTGAGACAGCGTTCGATACTAGTTATCTGAAACTTTATGTGTCAGCTGGAGAAGATTTCAATTTCTTCTTCTTCAACGGGATGCCCCCTGTTTATTTCGAGCAGGCTTATGCGCAAGATAGTGCGGGATAAATCCCAGAAAACAACAAACTACTTAACGAAAGGCCCCGTTTCGTAGTCATAAATATAGGCCGGTTAAAATACACTCCTCTGCAAGAAGGTAGAGGATGCTTGGTCCGAGTGTGCAAACTCTATCCCTGCTCCTACGTGGCAAACTTTTCGAGACACCACTCTGAGATGGGACGAGTCCCTGTGACACTGAGATCAATACTTGTTAAAGCTCAAAACATGAGTACCGATATTTTTCAGGCCCTGCGTGCG